GTGAGGATTACTTTATTCAAATTATCAATCATATATTTCTCCTTAATTATAGTATTATTCTACACTATAATTAAGGAAATGTACATCTTTTTGTTTGCAATAAAAACAATAACTTAGCCATTTAATTGTTGAGGCTCGTCATCAATATAATCGTCTTCATATAAAACTTCGCGCAATAGTACTTGCGAATCGTCCATTTGATCAGTTTCACGGATTCTGTTATCTTTATTAAGCGAATGCTTTTTATTACGATCTTTCTTTTTATTGCGAGGATCGTATCTCCCAAATTTAGCCATTAGAAACCTCCTTGGCCATATTCTCTACTGTTTTCAATTGCAGTGATTAAATCACTATAACCACCAATGTGTTTACCATTCCACCAAATTTGAGGAACAGTCTTAATAGCAACATTATCTTTTATTGCTAATTCTTGTAATTCTGCATAGGCATCCTGGCCAGAAAATCTATCGTCAAGGCTTTTGTAAATATACGCTAATTCATACTGAGTGCATACTTCTACGGCTCTGTCGCACCAGTTGCAAAATTCTTTTCCATATATTACTACGCTCATTTAATATCCTAACATTTCTTTTGTCATTATATAGTCTCGCACAAAGTCACTTCTGACAATGTCTTCCCAGCCAAAGTTTACCATAGTAAAATTTTTGAGTTGTTCTACAATATTTAAAAAACTCATGATGCCATCACGCTCATCTTGAAATTTAAAGTCCGATTGTTTATAATCACCGCAAAATATAATCTTGCTATTTTTTCCAACCCTTGTTATGATAGAGTCTAATTCATGAAAAGTCAAGTTTTGCATTTCATCCACAAGCATAATACAATTATCAAACGTTGAGCCTCTAATAAACGAGGTTGACATAAATTCTATTTGTTTACCTGTAACCATTTTGTTATATGATGCCACATCACCAAAGAACTCATTTGCGATTGCTTTATATGGTAGTATGTATGATTGTTCTTTTTCCTCTTTAGACCCCGGTAGAAATCCCATGTCTCTGGTCGGCACCATAGATCTTATAATAAACAATTTATCGTATTCTGTTTCTTTATCTAACACATCTTCTAGAGCCAGATACATTCCAATAAAAGTTTTACCGGTGCCGGCAGATCCAGATAATACTAAATTATCCCCTTCATCCCACGCCTGATATGCGATTTCTTGGTTCTTGGTTACCGGCTCAAATTGGAGAAGATCGTCCAAGCGAACCGTCATGGAATTATTTCCAGATTTGCTGCGAGCTCTCATTATACGTTAATAGTATTACTTTTTGCAGACCCGGCTTTAACCCTCCTAAGAGTATCTTTCCAGCCGTCGTCCGTTTTACTCAACGTACTTCCTGACTGTGATACAATTCTTGGAGTAATAAGTTTTTGTTTATGTTTACCGTCTTTAAGAAATTCATCTCTTTCAGACAGGCTCATAACAGAAGTAGTTTCTTCTTCTGTTTCTACATTAATAAAGGTATATGTTGGCATGGTATATTTGGGGGGACACAGTCCCCCCGATCCTTTCTACGAAGCTGCTTGTAATCTTGATTCTAAAAATTGTTGTTTACGTTTGAGTTTTGATACGAGGTCTATATTACCCTTCTTTTTAACTTTATTAATATAATTTGTCAGTTCTGCCAAATCGTTACGAAGTCTATCAAATTGGATTTTACTCAAATCGTTCTCCTTATATTTTATTTACTCACAATCAAATCAGGAAATGCCGCCTCCACTGTTTTCTTGGTGACACCCTTAATGCTTGTCTTGTTAATCATTCCAAGCATTAACTCTGCATCTTTTGGATGCACGGTTTCTATAATATCTAAAAAGATTTTTTCTCGTTTAACTGCAGGTAATTGATCTCCTTGAAGACCTTTTACAAAGTACATAAACTTTTTATTGTGCTGGGTTAAACTGGTTGGATGTGTTTCTTCATCTGCAGGATCATAAGGAGGTTTTCCTTTTGGTAAATTCCATTGTATGACGTCATCATAGGTACCTCTTAAAATATCTCTAAGAGCCCAGTTGTTTTTATGCTGCTTGAGAATTTGTACCTTCTCATTTTGTTTTTTGGCTGCAGCAGTCTTTTCAATGATTTCATACACCATTAACGTAACTTGGTTTACCATATTAAATAAAATCCTTTACATCTTCTAATAATCTACGACAGCGTTTGTCGACAAGATATGGAAATACTTTTCCTTTATTGCCTGCTTTATTTTGGCCGTCATAACTATATATAATTTTTTCTCTTAGAGCTGCCGGAGTTGACTCAAGATCTATAAGTTTTCTATTACGTTGTATATTACGTAACACTGTTTCTCCCTGCGATGAGGGGTCATGCATTAACGCTTCAATAATAGGCTTACGTAATGGAGTCTGCCGTCCGCCATTCACAAAAACATTATCATCGCTTAGAACATTAGGTACTCCATCAGCGGTATCGCCTTTTAGTACAAGTTCTAATAGCTGCTTTCGTGGATGATCTTCTTTAATAAACTTTTTAGTCATAGGAGAAAACTGAGAAACATTTTTGTATTTCTGAAGCTGTGCAAAATCTTTGTCCGCAGAAATAATTATTACTGGCTCATGCTGGCCAAATTCTTGTGTTTGTTCTACAAGAACACCGATGACATCGTCTGCTTCACAGCCATCAATTTTAATAGTCTTATAAGGAAAGTGTTCGCCTAGTTCTTCCCATACTAAATTAATAATACGGAATGCTTCTTTCCAATCCATCTTAGACTCCTTGCGAGTCTTTTTACGAGCAGCCTTATATTGAGGAAATTCATTATAACGCCAGTTGTTACCAGCATCACCTGCCATAACGACCTCACCAAACTTATCTCTAAACCTAGAACGGTACATACGAATAGAATTAAGAATCATATGTCTGATCATATCCTCTTGTATGTCAAGTCTTTGTGTCACGATATTGCTAACTGCGATTGCCGAATAGTCAATAATAATCATAATAATCTCCTAATTGTTAGGTTTATTCTAACACACTTTCATCATCATGTACACCTAAAATATGCTTTCTATGTATTTTTCCGCCAATAAAAGCATTATAATATTCTTCAGGCTTTAGCAGTACATCATACTCAAATTGAAATTTCATTTCATAATATGAGCATTGCCCTTTGGTTTTACATAATTTTAAGATTTCTCTATAGTAATTATCTTCACCCTTTTCTTCAACTAGCTGTTGCACTTCTTTACTAGATCCAAAATAAGTACGCCAGTCAGAATCCACTCTTGTTCTGACCCGGCGCTTTCTTTTTGAGTTTTTTGGTAGGACCTTAGGCTTCCAGAAAAATTTCTTGCCAATGTATTTCATACCCGTATCTTTTTCGGTTATGCGATATACAAATCCTTGATATTCTTCTGGTGTCTCATCAAATTCATTTTTGTTATAATACCACATAATAAACAGCTTCTTTATGATTAATAAAAAGCTATTTATTAATCGTCTTCAAGCGCCTCGAATTCCATAGGAGAACCACACATAGGGCAGTACTGGGGAGTTTCCTCACTATCGACTACCATTACTTGTGATTCAGTATCACACGCTACACACTCTGTCCAGTATTCTTCTTCCATTTATGCCTCGCACGATGCACAAGACATAATATCTCTTACGAGCTCTTGTGCTGGGTTTGCTGATCGTTGATAATAAAATGTTTTGACACCTAATCTCCAGCCTTCAATTAATAATGCATTCACATCCTTTGTAGATACTTCTGGATGAATCATAAGGTTAAGAGACTGTGCCTGATCTATATATTTCTGTCTTGAAGCCGCTTGTTGCACAATAGACAGCGGAGTTATTTCACTGAACGTTTTAAATACTGATTTTTCTTCATCAGACAAAAAGTCTAAATGCTGCACTGAGCCACCACGAATAAGAATAGTCTCCCATGTTTCAAAGTCATCTTTGCCTTTATCAGCTAATAGCTGCTTTAAGAATGGATTTTTATACGTAAACTTACCTTTGGCTAAATCCTTTGTAAAGTAGTTAGAGGCAAGAGGTTCAATTGATGGAGACACTTGACCGAGAATAAATGACGATGATGTAGTCGGAGCAACAGCAGAACGAGTAAGATTACGCTCTCCATATCCTAACATTCCGACTGGTTCACCATATTCTTCTGCCAGTTCTTTTGTAGCAGCAAGTGACTTATCATCAATAAATTTAGCAAGCTTAATTGTTTCCATCTGAGCCTGTAGACCCTCGAACGGAATCATTTTAGATTGTAGATATGAATGCCAACCAAGAATACCAAGACCAAGAGCTCTCCACGTCTTAGCAAAATTATGTGATGATTCCATAAATTGGATTCCAGATGTTTTGTCAATGTACTCTTCCATGACAGCATCTAAGAAATAAATCATAGTTTCTACTGCATCAGTATGCTGCCATTCATCAAATGTTAGTGCATTCATCGATGCAAGATTGCACACAAATGATTCGTCTGATGATGACGGAAGGGCGATTTCAGAACACAGATTTGATGCCCAGATGCGTTT